CGGCGGGTCTAAAACAAACACCGCCTGTGGGTCGGCACTAAAGCGCGGCAGTAGCGTGTGAAACGACTCGGACACCACCTCCACACCGTCCAAATAACCGTCTGCAGAGGGGTAGTCTGACTGGCGTAAACAGTGCCAAAAGTCCTTAGCACACAACTCCTCAAACGTGCCAACCTGCTGCCCGGAAAACAACAGCCAGCTGGTTAGCGTGGCAAGGTCAATATAGCCGTCAAACGCTTTGATGGTGTCAATAATCTGCGTCTTGAGCGCTTTGTCGGTGATACGCTTTTGCCGTGGGATATCCACTAACAACACGGCAATTTGCGCACGCAAGCGGTTGATGTCGTCGATATGTTTAATGCGCTCGGCGTAACCGTCAAAGTCGTTGTAAATCACGCGAGCACGGGGTTTGAGTTGTTTTGCGGTATGACTAAGCAAGCCGGAGCCACCGAACGTATCAACAATCGTCCAGCCCTCACCATCGCCCGGAATCTGCTCGTCTAAAATCGCCTTAAAATGACGCAGGAACATCCGTTTTTGCCCGGTAAACGGCAGTGGGGCTTGCTTAAACATAA